CGAAAATCCGCCAAAGAGCCCACTGAACTTCGACACGCCCTCGTTCGAGGCCACGCTGTCGTGCCTCGGTTCGGAAAGCGGGTCACTGACGCCCTGAAGTCGATGCTGCGCCCGGCGCTGGTGGCCGATCATTCGTTTGTCGTCGCCGACTGGAGCGCGATCGAGGGCCGGGTCAACCCGTGGCTGTGCGGCGCTGAAGACAAGCTCGACATTTTCCGGCAGCAGCTAGACCCCTACAAGGTCAACGCGGCGGCCACCTATGGCGTGCGGTATGAGGACGTCACCGACGAGCAGCGCCAAGTCGGCAAGGTGCAGGAGTTGGCGCTCGGGTTCGGCGGCAGCACCGGCGCGTTTGCTGCGATGGGCCGGGGCTATGGCGTGCGGTTCGAGGAAGCCCAAGCCCGTCGGATCGTCGACGCCTGGCGCCGTGCGAACCCGTGGGCGGTGATGTTCTGGCAAGACCTTGAGCGCGCCTATATGTCCGCCATGCGTCATCCGGGCCATGAGTTTACTGCGGGCCGTATAACGTATTTCTATGACAAACAGCACCTCTGGTACATGCTGCCCAGCGGGCGCGTGCTCTGCTACCCGTTTGCCAAGTTCGAGGGCGAGCATCTGACCTATGCGAAGGCGTCATGGAAGCCTGCGGCCGACGCGACCGAGTGGCCGCGAGCGCACTTGTGGGGCGGGCTCGCCTGCGAGAATGTGACGCAGGCAAGTGCCCATGACATCCTCCGGGTTAATCTGCGCCAATTGGACGCAATCGGACTCATGCGGACGGTGGTGCATGTGCATGACGAGATCGTTATCGAGACGGCTGATCCTGAACGGGTTAAAACCGAGCTTGAGCGTATCATGGTGACCCCGCCGGCATGGGCGGTGGGGCTGCCGCTCGCCGTTGAGGCCAAGATCATGGCCCGATACGGCAAATAAAAACGCCCGCTGGCAGGCGGGCGCAGGAGAAGCTATGAATTTCGAGCAGTATATCATCGACCTCGCACCAGAGGGCGAGACAGCGCTTTTTGTACGCCAGAAGCCACGCCGTGACGCGAACGGCGAATTGCAGTATCACGCTGACGGCGCGCTCAAGGCGTCATGGCCGGCCATGCTGCCGGACCTGTCACGGGTGCGTGAGGGTGCCTGGTACGGCAACACCGGCAGCTTTGTCATCGATCGGTTCGAGCAGGGCCGCCCGTCTGCGAGCGCGGCGAATGTCGACTATGTGCTGGTGATGGTGCTGGATGACGTCGGCGAGCCCAGCAAGGCGCCGCGCACCTCGCCCGTGCCGCCGACCTGGATCATGGAGACGTCGCCCGGATCGTATCAGTGGGGCTATGCCTTCGACCCTGAGGATCAGCCCACCAAAGCGGCTTATAGCGCCGCCATCCGCGCGATTGCCGAGGCCGGCTACTCGGACCCTGGCGCGATCAATCCGGTGCGGAACTTCCGCTTGCCGGGCTCGGTCAACCTGAAGCCTGACAAGGGCGGCTTTCAAGCGCGTCTCGTCGAGTTTCACCCCGAGCGCGTCTACCGCCTGCCGGACCTTTGCGCCGCGCTGGGCGTCGACCCCGGCCCGGACGACAGCTCGGGCGTGCGGCCCGTGCGCCTGTCAGACGACGGGGCCGATGACGTGCTCGCGTGGTTGTCGGCGCAGGGTCTGGTGCTGTCGCGCCCGAACCCGGAGGGCTGGGCTGGGGTCGTCTGCCCGAACAGCGCCAACCACAGCGATGGCAACCCCGAGGGCCGTTATCTGGGCCTCACGCGCGCGTATTGTTGTTATCACGGCCATTGTGGCGATTGGGACAGCGCGCGGTTCCTCGCATGGGTCGCCGAGCAGGGCGGGCCGAAGCATACGCCTGGCCTACGCGACGAGCTTCTGACGCAGCGCATGTCCGAAGTCATGTCGCGCCTGACGCCGACCGAGGATTATCCCGACGCTGCGGCTGCGGTCGTGGCCGAGGTCGAGCGCCGTGAGGCCGGACGGCTAGAGAAGGCCGAATGGTTTGAACGGTATGCCTATGTCGCGGACGGGGATTGCTACTTTGACCTGATCGAGCGCCGCGAATTGACGCGCCAGACCTTCAACGCGCTTTACCGGCATGTGACGTGCTGGTCGGTTCACGCCACGGGCGCGAAGAAGCGCCGGGTCGAGGCGTCGATCAGCTTCGATGAGAACCGGCAGAAGATGGGCGCTCGAGTGCTCGAGGGGCTGACCTATGCTGCGGGTGAGTCAATCATCTGCGCCCGTGATGGCCTTGCATTTGGCAATCGTTGGCGTGACGCGCGGCCCGATGGCCGATCGGGTGACGTATCGCCTTGGTTGGCGCATGTCGAGCGCTTGGTGCCTGACGCGCGAGAGCGCGAGCATCTGTTAAACGTGCTGGCCTTTAAGGTCCAGCATCCGCAGGTCAAGATCAATCACGGCATCCTGTTCGCGGGCGTGCCGGGTTGCGGTAAGGATAGTCTTTTTGCCCCGTTTTTGTACGCGATCGGCGGCAAGGATTTGGGGAACGTGGCGCTGGTGCGGAACGAGGAGGTGACGTCGTCGTGGGGTTACGCGCTTGAGTCTGAGGTGCTTGTGGTCAACGAATTGCGGCAGGCCGAGGCCAAAGACCGTCGCGCGCTTGAGAATCAGCTCAAGCCGCTATTGGCCGCGCCACCCGAGGTGCTGCCCGTCAATCGCAAGTATCTTGCGCCTTACATGAGCGCGAACCGCTTGCTGGTGGTGGCGTTCTCGAATGAGCGTATCCCGATCGCGTTGCCTAGTGACGATCGGCGCTGGTTCGTCATTTGGACGTCAGCGCCCCGTATGACCGAAGCGGAATCGAGCGCGTTGTGGGCGTGGTATATGGCGGGCGGGCGCGAGACCGTGGCCGGGTGGCTGCGCGCCCGTGATGTCTCGGCGTTCGAACCTGGCGCCACGCCTATGGTGACCGAGGCGAAACGGATGATGACCGAGGCGGGCATGTCACCCGTGGAATCGTACCTTCTGGAATTGATTAGGGGGCGCATAGGCGAGTTTTCTTCTGGTGTGGTGTCTGCCCCCTGGCAAGAACTTTGCGGGCGCCTGAGCGCGTTAGCGCCGTCTGGCGCGAGGGTGCCCGTGAGCGCGTTATTCCACGCGCTGGCCGAGGCCGGATGGTTGGATTGCGGAATGTGCCACTCGCGCGAGCATCCCACGAAACGTCATCTGTACTGCGCGCCTGACTTGGCTGAGCTTGGCAAGGCTGAGCTGAGGCGCTTGTCGGAGCGCCCGCCGGGTGGTGGCGCTTTGCGCGCCGTCAAATAAAAAAGGGCGCCTACGGGCGCCCTTGTTGTTTTTGAGGGTGCTAGAGTCGCAGGGCGACCGCGAGCACCGCGACAAGTAGACCGACTAGGATCGCTGCGGTCATAGGTCAATACGCGAGGATTGGTGCACGCTTGGCGCGATCAAACACCCATGTGAAATAGTGCTCATATGGGACGTTTGAGCGCAACCCTTCGCCCGTCACCAATTGCACGCCAGGCGGCACTGACGCGCTGTCGCGCACCAAAAACAATCGTCCAGATTTGCCCAGTTCGCCGTGGCGACAGTACAGATACAAAGGTTCGATAGTGCCGTCATTTGCGAGCATGCGCATTAATGCTTTGCCTTGTTCAGCGCATTCCGCGACAAGGGTTTGATACTCAGTATTCATGCTGATAATCCCAAAAAGAGTGCAAGCCCGAGCGCGATACCGGCGCCGATGAAAATAGCCCATTCAATGAGGTTTTGGGGCATGTCAAAACCCTCCACGGGCTGAGCAATACGGGTCCGAGGCGGGTTCATCTTGATCTGTCCACCACGGGTCCGGGTCCACGCCGCACTCAAGGCGAACGTATAGGGACAAGCTGCCGTCAGCGCCGCGACGGGTCCAGTAATCGATAATCTCGCCGGTTGCCTTAGCGGCGCGAACGAAGGTGATTGCATCGTGTAGTGTCATGGTCAGGCTCCTACATATTTGACGGTGGCGCCGCGGCCATGCTCGCGGCGAAGAGCGCGCATGCGATCGGCAACCAATTTGCGGATTGCCAGCGAGCGCGCGGTACGGTGCGCGGGTAGCAGACGAAAGTGCAATAACGGGCTATCGCCGATAGTCGCGTGCGCAGCGAGCGGGTCAAGACCGATTAGGCGCGACAGTTCGCGCGCCGTGGTGACGTGCACCCGATAGAGCGGGCGATTTAGCCATTCATCGAAGGTCATACCGTCACCTCTTGCATAGCGTGAATACGCGCAACAATGCGCGGCAATTCGCAATCGTAGGCGGTGAAAACAATCCCGCCACCAAACGATTTATTGTGAAACTTGCGCCCGCCCAGTTTGTTCGCCCACTTCACCGCGCGAGCGTACCTCTCTGATATTGTCATGTTGACGCGCGCATGGAATCGAGTGTTGAAGGTTTCAAGGTTTGTAAAGTGACAGACATGGCGCGGATTACCATTGACGTCATTCTTGACGCGGGTCCATTCAATTTGATGATCTTGCATGGTGTCAGTCTCCAAGGGTTGATGGTCAGGCGAGTTCAGTCTGGACATGCAAATACTGAGAATGCGTGTCATCGTCCCAGCGATCGATGAAGCAACATGTCGCGCCCGAGCGCGAATCGTATCGGCCGCAACCAGCCGAACGGAAGCCGAGCCCCGAATCACGGTTGACGCGGATCAGCGCGCCGCGCTCAGACCTGGCGCGCACCTTGTGGCGGGTCACCCATGAATAGTTCGCCTCACCGCCAAAGGTATCGGTGATTTCAATAAAAAAATAGGCCATGTCGTATCTCCAAAAAAGGGCGCCTTGCGGCGCCCGTGAGGGTTAAAGGGCGAACGCGGGTTTGCCGGTGTACTTCAATTCGTCGCCGTCCATGCGAAATGGCATAATTAAACCTAAAGCGCCAGGCAGGTTAGTGACGACGGCTGGCGCGCCGCCATTGTGGTTGATGTAGGGACCATACTTGCCACCTAACAGTTTGCATATGTCACCAAACCCGCTCACATAGTCGGCATTGAACTGGGCAAGTTCACCAGACGTGGACGCCGGGACAATTCGCCGCCAGTTAGGGTATTGGCCGTCAATCGGCGCCGTGACGGCGCTGGTGGCGCCCGTGACGGTGATACTGGTTTTGCCCTTGATCGTCACGCCGACGCGCTCAGGGTCCGGCGTATCCGGCGCCGTCACTATGTCAATCTGAATAGGTAGCACGGTCCGCCCGACTTTCGCGGGTTTGACTGCCTCAAGCGTCTCTCGCGGGATGATGTACTCGCCGGGTGCGAGTGCTTCGATATTGTCGACGGCGATAGGGTAGGCAAGCAGCCGGTGACCGTCGGTTGCGACTAGCACAAGGGTGCCGTCTGCGCGCGCGTCGACGGATACGCCTTTCAAGTAATAACGAATGTCCTGTTTAGCGGCGCAGATGAGAAGGGCTTTGATGATGGAATGATCGATGGTGATTTTCATTGCAGTGTCTCCAAGGGTTAAAAGCGCGCCCGTAGGCGCGCGGGTTAGTTAAACAATCCAATTAGGCGAGCGGGTCAGCCCGTGCGCGGCGGCGATCGCGGCAATCTCGCGTTGCTGCGTGGCGCGCATGGCGGAACGATGAAGGGCGGACAGCACGCGCGCGGCATAGTCGGCGCCAAGGATCGGCAGGCGCGCCAGTGTGGTGTTGACGGTAGTGGTTTGGTGTTTGGTCATGTCGTCGGCTCCTGGTTGCGCGCTGCGGTGCGCAGCGCATGAACAGCATCTTGCCACAACATTTGTGGCAGTGTCAAGCGCTTTTGCATGACCCATCGCGCGATGGGTCGCGCTGGGTCTATTAGGGGTCATGGCGTCCGCGCCGATTTTCATAGGGCAATGGGTCAAATGGGTTATTGGTTTATAACTTTTAACCAAAAAATGATTTTGTTTTATAGGTGAAACGGTAATGGCTAGACCGCTGGGAGCGCGCCCGCAAACGCTGGCGCCAAAAAAAATGTCATGACCCATTGACCCATTTGACCCATGCCGACCCCGTTTGGCCCGCGTAAACGCAAGTTGCAACTTAAAGGGTCATGACCCATTTGACCCATTGCCGATCCGACCTTGAAGGGTCATGACCCATTTGACCCATTAAACGTGACGACCGATACCCGACACCCATGACCCATTTGACCCATCGACCGCGCACCCAGGGCGCACGGCTGGCGGGCAGGCGGGCAGGCGGGCAGGCGGGCAGGCGGGCAGGCGGGCAGGCGGGCAGGCGGGCAGGCGGGCAGGCGGGCAGGCGGGCAGGCAGCTCGGGGCCGCGTGGCGGAGAGCCCCCGGCGAGGGCCGGCGACCGGGCCGGTCAAAAACGGAGGGGTTGCACAAATTTTTTTGCAAAATGCTATAATTACTTGCAACACTATTTGCAGCACACCATCTGGCCATGACCTTCCAATCCTTGCCGCTTACCGCGCGCAAACTAGAGGCGACCGAGGCGCGCTTGCAGCGCATCTACGAGGCTGCCAAGTTGGGTCTAAAAGGTGACTCGCTGGCGTTAAAGGCTGGCATGCTGCCGACCGAGTATCGGCGTCTGTGCGAGATGGACCCTATTGCCGAGATGGCAGAACAGAAGGGGCGCGCTGACGCAGAAGGAGCGCTTGCGGCTGTGATGATGGACGCAGCTATGTCAGGCGACACCAAAGCGGCGCTAGAGATCCTTCGTCACAGACACGACTGGGTGGCCAAGCAACAAGTGCAGATCGACGTAGCGCAGCAGATCAGCGTAATATCGGCGCTTGAGAAAGCAGAGCAGCGCGTCATCGACGTGCAGATGAACGAGGTGCTAGATGGACATACAGAACATGCTGAGGTATCAACTGATGGGCGCGTCAGGTGGGTACCGGCCAGTTAATCAACTAGGAGCATTGGCTGACACGCCATCTATGCTGTTGGCGCGTTTTGGCGTGGAATCTCCGTCTGGTTTTCGCGCCGGCATGGCCGGACAATTGATACAACTGCCAGATGGGCGAATTATCCGTGTTCCTGGTAATGTTGACGTAGGTTATTCTAGGCCCATGTTTGGCGGTGCTGTAGACGCTAATTTTTCATACGGGCCTAACAATCAACAGCGCGCTATGTTTAATTATCGGCGCGAGTTCTGATGCAGCAGCCGATCTACAACGCCTCTGATGAAATGCTCTTGATGACGCGGCTCTGGCAGCCGCGCATCAAAGACGACCCGGAAGCGTTTGTAAACTTTGCGTTCCCGTGGGGGCAACACGGCACGCCACTGGCCAACTATAAAGGCCCGCGCAAGTGGCAGCGCCAAGTGCTGCGGAAGATCACGCAGCACATCAAAGACAACAGTGGGCGGGTTGATTACAACGTCTTGCGGTCTGCGGTAGCGTCAGGCCGAGGGATCGGTAAGTCTGCGCTAGTCAGTTGGCTTGTGCTGTGGATGCTCTCCACGCGCATTGGCAGCACCACAATTGTGTCGGCCAACAGTGAGGCGCAGCTCCGCAGCATCACCTGGTCAGAGATCACCAAGTGGCTGGCGATGATGATTAACAGCCATTGGTTTGAGATCAGCGCAACCAAGGTCGCACCGGCTAAGTGGTTGGCGGAGATCGTCGAGCGGGACTTAAAGAAAGGCACGCGCTTCTGGTCGATTGAGGGGCGTCTATGGTCGGAAGAAAACCCGGACGCTTACGCCGGTCTGCACAACTTGGACGGCGTGTGTTTGATCTTTGATGAGGCGTCAGGTATCCCAGACTCGATCTGGCAAGTGGCCGCTGGTTTCTTCACAGAAAACACGCCGCACAGGTTCTGGTTTGCTTTCTCCAACCCGCGCCGCAATCAAGGCTACTTCTTTGAGTGTTTCAACTCAAAGCGCGACTTTTGGTCGACAGAGAACATTGACGCCCGCGACGTTGAGGACACTGACAAGCAGGTCTACGAGCAGATCATCGCGGAGTACGGCGAAGACTCGATACAGGCCAAGGTCGAGGTGTACGGCGAATTCCCCAGCGCGGGCGACGACCAGTTCATCGGACCCGCGCTGGTTGATCAGGCGTTTGGCCGACCCAAGCACAAAGACGAGACAGCGCCAATTGTGATCGGCATTGACCCAGCCAGGTCGGGCGGTGACTCGACGGTCATCGCGGTGCGTCAAGGGCGTGACATCATCGCAATCAAGCGGTACCGGGGTGATGATACGATGACGACCGTGGGGCACGTCATCGACGCGATCGAGGAATACAAACCGACGCTGACGGTGATTGACGAGGGTGGGCTGGGGTACGGCATACTTGACCGGCTGGTCGAACAGCGGTATAAGGTGCGTGGGGTCAACTTTGGCTGGAAAGCCAAGAACCAAGTGATGTGGGGTAACAAGCGCGCTGAGCTGTGGGGTGCGCTGCGGGACTGGTTAAAAACCGCGTCAATTGCGCCAGACAGGCAACTGAAGGCGGATCTGACCGGGCCTAAGACCAAACCCGACTCAAGCGGTACGATCTTCTTGGAGAGCAAGAAGGATATGAAAGCCAGGGGTCTAGCTTCTCCTGACGCCGCCGATGCGATCGCGGTGACGTTTGCATTTCCAGTCGCCTCCCGCGAACCCCGCGCAGCCATGCCCCGTCGCCACTACAGCGACCGCACCGCAGGCGCAACCGGCTGGATGAGCGCATGACCAAGAAGTCTGTCAGCCTGTCAGTGGGGCGCGGCGAGAAGCTGCCAACCAAACAAGGCGCTGGGCTGACGGCCAAGGGGCGTGAAAAATACAACCGAGCCACAGGAAGCAATCTGAAAGCGCCCGCGCCTAGCCCCAAGACAGAAGCAGACAAGGGGCGCAAAGCGAGCTTTTGTGCACGCATGGGCGGGGTAGCTGCCAAGGCCAAAGATGGCGAACGCGCCAAAGCGGCGCTCAAACGATGGAAGTGCTGATATGAAACCAGGTCTTTACAGTAACATCAACGCCAAACGCGAGCGCATCAAAGCCGGATCGGGCGAGAAGATGCGCAAGCCTGGCGCTCCGGGCGCACCCACCGCCAAGGCGTTCAAAGAAAGCGCTAAAACAGCCAAGAAGAAATAGCCATGCCACTCGTCAAGTCGCCCAGCAAAGCCGCCTTCCGCAAGAACGTAGCGGCTGAAGTCAAGGCCGGTAAGCCCGTAAAACAGGC